CTTCCAATCCTTATTTAGTAAAAAATAATACAAACAACAAAATCAATTAAAAAATGGCTACAACCACAAACGTTACGACTACCTATGCTGGTGAATTTGCTTTACCGTATCTTCAAGCAGCATTACTAAACCCAAGCACTATCCGTAATGGTGGTGTTACTGTTAAACCAAACGTAAAATTCAAGCAAGTATTGAAGAAAGTTGCTATGAGCGACCTAATCAAAGACGGTTCTTGTGATTTTACTCCAACTGGTACTGTTACCTTGACAGAGAACATTCTTCAACCAGAAGAGTTCCAAGTTAACTTTACTTTGTGTAAAACTGATTTCCGTGATGACTGGGAAGCCCTTGCAATGGGATTATCTGCTCACGACCACCTTCCTCCAAATTTAGCTGATTTCATCATCGCTAAAACTGCTGCTGAAGTTGCTACTGCTAACGAAACTATCATCTGGCAAGGTGCTACTGGTACTGCTGGTCAATATGATGGCTTCTTGGCTCGTTTTGGTGCTGATGCAACTGTTGTTGATGTAGTTGGTACTACTGTTACTGCTGCTAATGTTGTTGAAGAACTCGGAAAAGTTATTGATGCTATTCCAGCTTCTATCTACGGAAAAGAAGACTTGTTTATCTACGTTCCACAGAATGTTTATCGTGCTTATGTTCGTGCATTAGGAGGATTCGGTGCTTCTGGTCTTGGGGCTAACGGTTTCGAGGGTCGTGGAAACAACCAAGTTCTTGGTGATTTAGCTTTCGATGGTGTAAAAATCTTTTTAGCTGAAGGTCTTCCTTCAAACAAAATGGTTGCCGCACAAGCCAGTAACCTTTTCTTCGGTACGTCTTTGATGTCAGATTGGAATGAGGTAAAAGTTCTTGATATGGCTGATTTGGATGGGTCACAAAATGTACGTTTTGTGATGCGTTACACGGCTAACGTAAACTATGCTTACGGTTCTGAAGTAGTTTACTACGCATAATACTTAATGTTTAAAGGGGTGGATTAAACCACCCCTTAAACAAAACTAATTTAATAATATAAAACCAACATATAATTATGGCTTGTGAAAATTTATCACTTGGAAGATTGAAGCCTTGTAAGGACACGGTTGGGGGAATTAAGAACATCTATTTTGTAGACTATGGCGATTTTACTGGAATTGCTTACAATGTCACGGACACAGATGTTATTGATGACCTTGCTGCATCTTTTACCGCCTATAAGTATGAAGTACATTTCTCTTCATCTTTTACGCAGAACATTCAGTCTTCTATGGAGAATGGGACAACTGCTTTCGAGCAAGTTCTTGAGGTTACATTACCTAAACTAACAAAAGAAGACCACAAAGAACTTAAATTAATTTCTTTCGGTCATCCTCACGTTATAGTAGAAGACCAAAACGGTAACTTCTTCGTATCTGGACTTTACAATGGTATGTCAGTTACTGGAGGTACTATCGTTACTGGACTTAATATGGGGGATTTAAGCGGATACACTCTTTCCTTAAGCGGAATGGAGAAAGTACCAGCTAACTTCCTTGACACCACTATCGTTGCTGCTGGTGGAACAATTGTTTCTGGAACTTAATTCCATAGTTTCTTTATTTATGATGAGGGGGGTGATTATTCACCCCCTTTGTTGTTTTATATAAAAAAAACAAAAATATAGTTTTTTGGTATTATAGTATGAAAAGAGTCGACCCGACCAATGAGACGCAAGTATTATACATAATCCCAAGAGATTATAGTGTTGTAACACCCGTTAGTGTTATGATTCGTCAAGATGGTACTTATATTTCTGAAACGATAAGTGTCACTCCGTCATATTCTGCTAATTCAAACTATATGATTTTAAGCTGCGGTTTTGACATTTTGGAGGAGGATTCGATTTATTTTATGGAGGTTAAGAATGGCTCTGATTTGATTTACAGAGATAAATTATATTCTACCTCATCAAGCGATTACGTTCACACCTTAAACACCAGTAAATACACTATTGATGCAGAGGGCGAAAACGAGCAGTATATTATATTTGAATAATATGGAAAAGAATAAAAATATAAGATTAGTTAATCTTGCTAACTATGAGCGACCAAATATCTATGAGGTCAATCATAAGGAGTGGGTTATGTATGGCGATGGTAACGACTACTTCAATGTAATTATTGAAAGATATTTAGGGTCGCCAACCAATGCTCGTTGTGTTAATGGTATTAGTGATATGATTTTCGGGCGAGGTCTTGAAGCCGTAGACCGAAATATCAACAGAGATGCTTACATTGAAATGAAGCGTCTTATTGACGAGAGAGAATTAAGAAAGATTGTAGGGGATAGAAAACTATTGGGTCAAGCGGCTATTAAAGTCGTTTATAACAAGACAAAGACAAAGGTTATTGCTATTAAGCATCATCCTATGGAGACTCTTCGTGCTGAAAAGACTTCTGATGGTGTTATCAAGGCATATTATTATCATCCAAAGTGGGGTGAAATCAAGCCAAGCGACAAGCCGAAGCGAATCCCTACATTTAAGAACGGAAGCAAGAAGGAGACAGTAGAATTATACGTTGTTCGCCCTTATGTTAGTGGCTTTTACTACTATTCACCTTGCGATTACCAATCTTCTTTGCAATATAGTCAGCTTGAGGAAGAGGTGTCAAATTACCACCTATCTAATATCGAAAATGGTCTCCAGCCTTCTTTATTAATCAACTTTAACAATGGGCAGCCTTCAGAGGAGGTTCAAGAGATGTTAGAGCGTAGAATAACGGAGAAGTTTAGCGGAAGCAGCAATAGCGGAAAGTTTATCTTGGCATTTAACGAGGATAAAGACACCGCAGCGACTGTTGATGCCGTACACCTTCCAGACGCACACGCTCAATATCAGTTTTTAGCAGATGAGAGCCGTGAAAAGATAATGTTAGGTCACGGAATCGTGTCTCCAATCCTTTTAGGTATTAAAGACAATACTGGTTTTGGGAATAATGCGGAAGAATTGCGTACTGCGTCTATTCTGATGGATAATATTGTTATCCGACCATTCCAACAGAACATTATTAATGCTTTAGATGAGATTTTAGCCTTTAACGGCATCTTCTTATCGCTTTACTTTGTCACTCTTCAGCCAATCGAGTTTGTTGAGTTGGATAACATATCTACAAGCATCGTAAAAGAGCAAGAAACTGGTGAAAAGTTGTCTTCAGACAAGAGCGACTTAACAGACGAGCAGTTTGATGACTTATTTGCCCAATTAGAGGCGTTAGGAGAGACTATTGATGACTCTTGGGAGTTAGTACATAGTTGTGATGCTGAAACGGGCGTAGAACTCGCTGATGCGAAGCCTAATTCATCGTCTATTGAAGACAAAGGCATCTATAAGGTGAGATATGCTTATGTACCAGTTCGTGAGTCAGCTGGAAGCCGACAATTCTGCAAAAGAATGGAAGGCTTAACATCAAATGATATTGTTTTCCGCAAGGAGGACATCAATCAAATGTCTTTTAAGGGTGTGAATAAGAAGTTTGGTCATAACCAACAAAACTACTCGCTTTTAAAGTATAAAGGAGGCAAAAACTGTCATCACTTCTGGGAATTGAGGGTTTATAAGAAGATTGGTAGTGGAGAGGTTGATATTGACCAAGCCGTAAAGGATGGGTTGATTTTACCACAGAATCCAGCCGAAATGGGTGTTAGACCTACTGATATGCCAAATGGTGGGGCTTTCTTAAAGCGAATGTTTAACAAAATAGTTGGGAAATAATGACTGCGTTATTTATATCACCTAAATATGTAAAAAGGAAGTCCATTATTGATGGGGAACTTGATGCTGACAAATTAATTCAGTTTATTGAGACTGCTCAAGACATTCACATCCAAAACTATTTGGGAACGAATCTTTACAAGAAATTACAGTTGTTAATCGTAAACAATACGATTAGCGACGCTGGTAATGCTGATTATAAGGCGTTATTAGAGGACTTTATCAAGCCTATGTTGGCTTGGTACACTCA